ATTCTTCGGATAACAGATACAAAGTATCTCTTTCTATATCTAATATGTTTTGTCTAGAGTCATAGTATTCTAATAGATCCATACGTTTAACTCTAGCTGTATTCATGATAGTTAAATATTCATTGTCTGAATTGAATGTGCCATCTTCTTCTGAATTTTTACCAGTCTTAATTGGTACACCAACCATCTTACCAAACTCTCTATAATCTTCTGCTGTCATTATTTTTTCTTTTGTCATTCCTAATCTTTTGAATGCAAAAGAATGTAAAGTTCTAAAATTTTCTAAATCTTCATCTGCATCCAGACCAAACTTTTCAGCTGCTCTGTTTGCTGCTTCTCTTGCTGCTTTTCTAGTAAAAGAAAAGTATCCTATCTGTCTTGGCCTAATCCCCTGTTGTATGAATTGATCTACTAAATTCAATAACGTTGTCGTCTTGCCTGTTCCTGGGGGACCAAGTATTATAGTTTTCATATTTTGATAACCTCTTCCTTAATATTTCTATTTTCATTTGTAAGATTTCGTTTTTACCTTTCTCTAGTCTGTATCTTAAATTCCAATTTATGCCGATCGGTTTTACTTTCATTAGAATGCCTCCTTGTGATATTGCACCTTAGATATAGATGCTTCGTTTGATTTCATTGTTTTTATCTTTATCAGTCTTGGTTGTTGTTTTTTTATTCTTATCCTTTCTTCTGAAACAAAGATATCGGTAAGTCTTTTTATTAAGTTACCTGTCTTTATTTTATCTACGTCCCAGTTATTCTTTTTACAGAATGCGTAAAAATCATCCATTCTAAAATATGTATATTCTTTGTTTTCATCTGTGAAGGGTAATTTATTTAAGACGTCATCCATTGTTCTTGCTGATTGTCTGTTTGTAGTCCAGTCTTGTAGTAATCCAGTAAGTTGATTCATTGGGTCTAAAGACTCCAATGGTTCTACTTCTTGTAAGTTTTGCATCATTGGTTTTAAAAAATATTGTTTCCAATCTTTTGGTTTAGGTACAGGCACAACTAAATTAGCTTGATCTAAACAGGCTAATGCAAACAAAGGTGGACTATAAAGTTGTTCTGATTTTAATTCGATCCGCGTCCCGCTCACATCTAAAAACCATTGTGGTGGATTTGATTTGTATTTAGTTAGATTGCCCAACACAGGCATCTCTTCTTCACCGTAACCTACTCCAAATCTTTTTGTTCTACATAATCCTGATTGACATACCGCATTGATCGGTGCATCTTTACAGCGGTATTTGTCATAACCTTTTCTATTTACAGATTTGATTAATTGTTGAACTTCGCTGTTACTTAATTTGGGTTCCATATAACTTTGATTAGCTTCTACAATTTTATCTTCCCATGTATCTGGGTGAGCTTGTTTGTAATACACAGCAATATTAAACAAAGCATTATTTCTAGACCCCTCACCAAAACCAACTGTTGCCAATTTATTTAAGCAAGGTGGTCCACTAGGAAAAGCTTCTTCTAATTTTTTTTCTTCAAACTTAATCTCTTTGACTTGCGCTTCTGTGCACGCATGAACATCATAGAGCTGATAAAATTCCTCAAGTGTACAAGAGGAGCCACTATCGTTGATAGCATAACGTAATCCTTTCGTTTCATTGTAGTAGGGTAAGTTTAAGAAATTACCTGTATCCCCACGTTCTACAAGTATTTCTGTTTGTTTAGGAAACACTTCACAACCTTCATGTCCTAAAACTTTTGCAATACGTTTTAATGTTTGCTGCATAAGTGCAGCAGATATAAATTCTTTTGTAAATAAAAAAACGTGGGCTCCGCCTGACTTTGATCTACAAACTATTAAGGGGAGACTAAGATTGCGTATGCTTTGAATGAGGCTGCCGTGGTCGAGATTATACACGTCAATATCAATACAGCCCCACCTACACGTATTGTCCTCACGAATGGGGATGATGCCCAAAGCCGGACCTTTTCCCTGTAGATGGTTCTCCCACAAATCATCGCTAACATTCTTTCGAACAATGAATGCCTTGCCTTGTTGTTTACCGTTACCGTTTCTTTCGCCTTTCTGGTATTGTCCATATGCTATTTTTAATCCTTCAAATATATTTTTAAATTTTGCACTCTTCATTATCATTTCTAGTTAATTTGTAAAGGGGGGTATCGCTACCCCCCTTTGAGAAACTAAAACGGAGTTTTAGTATCTGACGTCTCTTCCACATCAGCTTTTGCTTGCACGTTAATTTTAGTAGCAGAGTCAGAAAATTCTTTAGCACTTAAGTACAAAGTCTTATCCTTCTGATCTAATATTCTGTCTTGTGTAACAGACCATCCATACCAAGAACCTTTATCGTTCTTTTGTAGTACAGAGGTTAAATGATACACAACCCCATGCATAGGAGGTCTACCAATGCCACCTTTTCCATCAGGTATTCCAACAGTTTTCATCATTGAATTCCATTTTTTACTGACTTGTAGCTGTGTTGATTTCATAGTAATCAACGCTGGCATCATCCCAGTGTCTTTTGTTTCTACAAGAACATAGTAAGAAGCTGTTTCTTCAATATAATTACCGTTTGGTAATCTAATTTTAGAACCAGTTGCTTCTCTTTTACCTGTTCTTATTACCGGACTATTTGGTAAATGCACAGCAGCGGGAGCTCCTGAACCTTCACCTCTATCAGACCATTCCGGATAGTCTTTCTTAAAATAACAAGGAATAACCTTGATACCTTTTTTACCATCGAACAAGTCGTTGGTAACAGTATTGTAGATCATGCCTGGTTTAGCACCCTCTAAATACTTAC